ACTTCCAGTTGTAACTCATGTTCTTCCAGGTATCAATACTGTGCTTGCTAAACAACCAGTTGGTGCACCTCGTATGCCAGCTGGTCAAATTTATGATAGACCTGGTCAACCATCTTTGCCGCCATTAGGTAGAGGTGTTGTACAATTTACTGCTATAGATACTTCAAATAGAAGTAGAGCACACGTTTGTGATATTTCATTAGAAGTTGACCAAACTGTTGGTGCTATAAAAAACTTCTTTAATGTAATTGCTAAAAATGCTAGAGAACTTTTCAATCTTGTTATACAAGCTTTGAATTTGGATCCAACAGGTCAATTTAAATATCTTGCTGAGAAGGCTAAAGAAATTGTAAGATTTATTAAAGATACTAATCGATACTTGAAAGATGTTAAGGATGCAATTAATTATTATATAACCATAGCAAGAAAAATTCGAGCAATGATTGATTACATTTTAAATTTGCCTGCTAAATTTGCAGCATTTTTTAATGATTGTATTTCTCGCCTTTATAAAATCTTGTCTGCTGGTATTCAAAGTTTATTTCCAGATTTTGGTGATTTATCTGATGTAGCTGAAATAGCAAACGCTGTTTCTGAAGGCATAGAGGCATTGAATGAGACTGTAAATTTGGTAACATCTATTGCTGCAACTCCTGCTAAAATAGGCGCTGCACTTTTAACACCAACAACGCAAGAGGAAGCTGATGAAGCCGGCAAGATTTTAACTCAAACAATATCCGAAAATGTAATCTCTAACCCATTAGAAGTTGGCGCTGGACCTTAATTATAATTGAAATAAAAATATGTCAACTACATTTGTACCATACAATAGAGAACAAGCACCTCGTAGGCCTGCAACCGATTTGGGTTGGACTGAGCCGGAATCTCCAGCATCTACAGAATATCCACCAAAATATCCATTTAATAATATTACTCAAACACCTTCTGGACATATGTTTGAAATGGATGATACTCCTGGCGGCGAGCGTATTAGGATTCACCATCGCTCTGGAACATTTACTGAAATGCATCCAAATGGAGATGAAGTGCATAAAATTTATGGTGATGGTTATGAAATTATTACCAAAAATAAAAATGTATTAATTAGTGGTGTTTGCAATATCACTATTAACGGTGATTCCATTCTTCATGTTAAAGGTAACAGAAAAGAAATTGTGGAAAAAGATTACACTCTTATTGTTAAAGGTGAATATAACCTAGCAGTTAATGGTGTTGCATCTCTAATGTCAAAATCTGATATGACTGTTGGTTGTGGTAACGTAATAGATGGCTCACTAAATATTATGACAGGCAGCCATCTACAATTAAATGGTGACTTGTCAGTTAACGGACACATAACAGGCAAATCACTTACGGCGGATAGAGTAGATGCATTGGGAGTTGGAGCCGGTCCTTTAGGAATGTTTAGTGCTGGTCCAATAACCTCACTACTTTCTATCCAATCACCACTTGCTAACTTTGGAACAATGAATGCTGTGTTGATGACTGATTTGGTAAATACTGCAATATATAGCTGTCACTTTCACGCTAGTTTCAAAGGGCCTACAGGTCCACCAATCCCAAAAATGATTTAAGGATATATTATGGCAACTCTTTTTGATAGAACAGGTTTTAATTTTACAGATACAACTGGTACAATAGCTGTATTACCAAACACAGCTATACAACAGATGAATGCAGCACCGGCATTGGTATCAAGTCAATGGATGAAAGATGATTTGGTAAATAATGATATTACTGGTTATTATGTAAACCCTGTGGCAGTCTCATGTAACACTATTTGGCTTTCTGCCAATACTTTAATCAATACTACAAGCTCAGTAACGGGCTCTGGTAATTTAACGGCATTATGGACAACAATTAATGCTGATATTAAATCTATTGCTGGTTATAATGTTATAACTGGAAGTGCTGAAGCGCCACCAATAGTTGAAACTCATGTTCCTGGTCAAATAGTACAATTTATAAACCACACTAATAGAATTTCTGGTGTAGTTCCAATTACTGCAAATACGGACGCAGCTGATAAACCACACCTTGAACAAGCCATGCAAATTGGTCGAGCATTAACATATTTAACATATCAAATTGATGGTCGTGAAGACAATGCACCCATGTTAGGCAGTTTTACAAGTATTCTCATAGCTAATACTATTAACGATTATGCTAATATTGTTGTTACATATGCTAATACGATTAATAGCAGCATTACAATAACTACTGAAACTGTTGGTGAAGATGTAATTACAACAAAAGTCTCAAATTTATCATATGCGGCCGTAAATAGTATTGCCACAGTTGCTAATACTTTAAATACTTTGTTTTTGGAAAGGCGAGTACATGATGAGAGCTTCTACACAAAATCAAATGAATTAGTTAGTGAAGCTAGAAGTATACGCAGATATTCAAATTTAGGAGTATCTGAAGACAGCTTAGTCCAAAATTTTATTGGAACTGATAAATTAAAATCTAGGCTTGCTAACCAGTGACATAAATAGAAAATGGCAACAGCAATAACAACAAGTAGAGAATGGTTGGACCTGGATTTGAATTTTGCAATTCATCCAATCCGTAAAGACATTAACAAACATAGGGCTGAACTAGCGGTAATTAATTCAATTAAGAATTTAGTTTCAACCAACCACTATGAGATTCCCTTTCAACCAGAAATTGGTTGCAATATTAGAAAACTTCTATTTGAACCATTAGATATGGTTACAGCAACTCTAATTGAACGTGAGATTATAGAAACAATTGATAATTTTGAGCCTAGAGCCAGTGTTTCTAAAGTTGTTATTAAACCAGATTTTGACAATAATGGATTTCAAGTTGAGCTATTGTTTAAAATCCTCAATAGAACCGACCCGGTAGCAATCAAATTTTTCTTAGAGCGAGTTCGATAAATGGCAGATAACCGTCTACAAGTTGCAGAACTTGATTTTGATACAATCAAAACCAACTTAAAAGCATATTTAAAACAACAGTCACAGTTTCAAGACTATGATTTTGAGGGCTCAGGCCTTAGTGTGTTAATCAACCTTTTGGCATATAACACACACTATAATGCATACTATCTTAATATGGTAGCTAATGAGTCGTTTTTAGATACCGCATTGTTAAGAGATTCTGTTGTTTCGCATGCTAAAACATTGGGATATGTTCCTTATTCTAAAACAGCACCTACAGCCATTGTTAACTTAACAGTTGACTCTGGTAGTACAACAGTAAATACGGTAACAATACCAAAAGGTTTTGTATTGTTATCCAATACTATCGATAATCAAAATTATAATTTCAACGTAATGGCTGATACAACCGTTACTAAAAGTGGAACAAATTATTTCTTTGAGAACTTAGAAATTAAAGAAGGACAATTTGTAGCATATTCATTCACACATGATGAATCTGCAAATCCAAAAGCTATTTTCGAAATTCCGGATGCTGATATTGATACCAGTACGATTACAGTTTCAGTTAGACCTTCTTCAAGTAATTCACAGATATCAATATACAATAAAGTTACTGATGTTTTAGATGTTACTAATTCGTCTGAGGTGTATTTTTTACAAGAAGCTAGAGGCGGTAAGTATAAGATTTATTTTGGTGACGGTGTTATTGGTAGAAAAATTAATGATGGCTCAATTATTAATGTGACATACTTGTCGACAAATGGATCAATTGCAAATAAAGCTTCTTCGTTTACTGTAAGTGCTGCTATCGGTGGCTTCACCAATATTACAGTTGATACTGTATCTGTTGCTGCTGGTGGTTCAAATAGAGAAACGGTTAGTGAAGTAAAGTACAATGCTACAGCTCAATTTGCCACACAAAATAGGTTGGTTACTTTTAAAGATTATGAGTCATACATCACTAGAAATTATCCGTCACTAGATTCTATTTCAGTCTGGGGTGGCGAAGAAGAAACTCCTCCAGTTTATGGCAAAGTTTACATATCTATTAAACCAAAAACAGATTACTATATTTCTGAAACTGAAAAACAAAGAATTTTAAATGATATTGTTAAGCCAAAATCTATTGTTTCGGTTCAAGCAGAGTTTAAAGATCCTGAATTTTTATACTTATTGGTTAACAACTACATACAGTACGATCCTAAGAAAACAACTGTAAGTGCAGATGGCATTAAAAATAATATTAGAAATGCTATTATAGGTTACAGAAATTCCAAATTAAATAAATTTGGTGCTAAATTCATTTTGTCTAAGATGCAAGATTCAATTGATGCTACAAATTTAAATTCCATTATTGGCTCTGAAACTGTTGTCAGGTTACAGAAAAGATTTTTGCCTGTATTGAACCAATCTAAGAATTACGCAATTAATTTCAATGCACCTTTACATCGTGGCACAATTACAAATAAACTAACATCAACCAGTTTTAATGTTTTGGATGTAGATGGTATTGAAAGAACTGTTATCTTTGATGAAATACCTCAGTCATCTTCAGGCATTACCT